TAAATATTATTTGTGCCAGAAGGAGGTGCTCCAGTAAATGTAAGTGTAGTACCGCTTATACCATAAGCAGAGTTAGGATCTTGACGAACATTTTCTACAAAGACCTCTATGTCAAATACTGAACTAGGTGCAATGTCTAATGTAAAAGCTGTTGTGCTACCATCACCATTAAACCTCTTACCTTGAAGAGATTGAAAAGTATTCCTGGTATCTAAAGGTGTACCAATAAAAGGCATCTTATGTTATCTCCATTATTGACACAGCAATGTCAGCTGCACCTGATGCCGCTAATGAAAGCGTATCAGTGGTCTCCATTACTACTTTGTTGCCTGCTAAAAGTTCTAGAGTTCCGCCAACAGGAATAGGTGCATTAGTAACAAGCTCAACTGCTTGGTTCGCTTCGTCATTTGCTCCTGCTCTGTTGGAAGTATCTGAACTTAAAGTAACTGAAGCAGTAATTTGTCCAGTTGTAGTGTTACCTACCATAATACCAAGAACAACAGTTGTTGTAGAACTTGCTACTGTATAAATAACATCTGAACTAGTAACTCCTGCTTTTGTTACAACTTTAAAAGTATTAGCCATCTACCCTCCTTTATATATTACCCGAGTGCTATTGCAAGAGCTGTAGGATCTTCTTGAGAAAATCCTTGAGCTGTCATTAAAGTTACCACTCTAGATAATGCTGCTTTACGGTTTGTGCCTCCAGCACCATCATCCACTATTATTAAATCTGATGTTGTTAGATCTGCGCCTATGTCAGATCCTCCATCAATCTCTAATGCCGTTAATGCTACTTTACCTGCTGTGGATATTGTAGCCAATTTTGTATCTGCAATTGCAGCGCTTGATTTGATGTCTGCATTTACAATGTTTGTTATTGTGTTGTTATCTGAATCAATAGATTTGTTTGTTAAAGTTTGTGTTGACGCAATACCTGCAATTGTGTCTGTTGTTGCTGGTAATGTTAATGTTGTATTACCAGAAAAATCAGCGTGTGCTGGTGCTTGAATAGCAGCGTAGTGAGCGTTTGATGACTCACAATAAAATCTAACTTGTGATTGTGCGCCTGTATTTTTAACATCTACAACACCACCCTCTACTGTTAAATCATCTCCTACAGTAACATCAGCAGTTACTGTTAAATTACCGCTACTATCTAATTTTAATCCATTACCAGAACCTACAGTTCCTCCTGATTTAATTACTAAATTATCACTGTCAGAATCATCTACAGCAAAATGAAATTTATCTGCTCCTTGTGTATCTAATATTATTGCTGGATCTCCAGATGCTACATCTATTTCTATATTACCTGTAAAAGTTGCACCTGATAAACTTGCAAACAAAGAAGTTACGTTTGTACCACCAATGGTTACTGCATCCGCTTCTACTGTGCCATCAAAAAAAGCATCTTTAAATTCTAAAGAACTTGTACCTAAATCTACATCATTATCTGTTACAGGAGCTAAAGCACCATCAACTAATTTAATTTGATCAGCACCTGCAGCTCTGAATAAAATATTATTGTCAGTTGCAAAATCTATATCATTGTCAGCATCTCTACCAACTACTAAACTCGTATTTTTTAAAGAAGCTACATTTAAATTATCACTACCATCTTCAAAAATTAATTTACTTGCAGGTAGTGTACAAAAAACATCTTTTGTGCCTGCACTAAAATCTACAGCACTATCACTATTAGAACTAGATATGACTGTTGTTCTTGTTAAATCTGAACTGTCTCCGTCTAATGTACCTAGTCCTACTTCAAACTCAGCCTGGTCTTGATGTGCAATACAATAGTAAACTGTATTAGAATTTCCAATACCAGCTGCAAAAGTTTCAAAACCAGTTACAGCACCACCAAGTGATACAGCACCTGTTCCTGTAGTAGTAGTTGTTTCTTTTACTCTGTCATTAATGACTAAAGCCATTTAATTTTCTCCTATGCTAATCTTAATATAGCGTTACTTGCGTCAGCAGTTGGGAACTGTATTGTAAATGTTCCACTTGTAGATGTTTTATCTCCACCAAAATCTAATACAGCAACAGCTTTATTAGAATCAGAGCTATTATAAATTAAAGCTCCTCTTGCTGTAATTGTTGCAGAAGTAAAAGATATATCTGAAAAATCACATATAGCAGTTGTTCCAGATGTTGTTGGAGTAACACTAGTTAAAGTTCCACCACCAGACGAATATGTTCCTGAATCAGAAACTTCGTTTGATGTGCTGAATGCAGTTGTACTTGCATCTAAACTTGCAGAACTCGTATACAAGGCTATCTTAAAAGTATCCCCTGTAGTCGCAGTAAAATTGTGAGTGCCAGTTAAAAGCTCTTGTTTAAAACTTGTGCACACAGCCTGTGTAATTGCCATTTTTTATCCTCCTTATGGACTTGTTGATTTTATGGGCAATCTAATTGCACCATGCATGTACTCATCTCTTCGATGCCTTCCTTGCTGTTCTATCGCTAATTCTTGTATGGCTCTTTGATATGACTGTTCGTATAATTGCAGCATCTCTGCTGGTCCCTTTAAAAATTTAAAGGCTTCTGCAAGGCATCCGTACAATAGTGCGCTTGGAGCATTACTGCCTAACCAAGACGAAGTATTTGTACTAGATAACCTTGTTGGTAATCTTGTAATTCCCAGTTCTACATTATATGCAAGATCTGGTGTAGGCGCAACTATTAATGAGTTATGATCCCACCAGGCCCAGTATACAGGTTCGCCAGTTGCTGTCCTGTCAGGCGCATATTCTGTAATAAATGATACATCTCTTTGCTCCAACATAGTTCTAGTTGGTGTGCCTGAAGCTGGAAAAATATGCATTGTTCTTATGGTTCCTAAAGATGTAGGATCAGGTGATGATCCACCTGGTAATGATACAAAAGGATTGCTTACAGTTAAATTTGCAGATTGATTAGATTTAAATACATCAATATCTACATCTCTAAATATTCTATTTTCTGCATGTTCTATAAAATCATTTACACGCACATCTGTTAGAACATCAGAACTTACTTCTGTATAATCTCTAATTTGTGTTACTAATTCTGAATATGTAGTCATGATATACTCACAGTCACTCCACTAACGGAAGCTTTTACAATTGTTATGTTTTGTTTTTGAGGAGACATTTGATTATTCTGATCAAAAAAAGTTTTAGCTCCTAATAATACTTGTACAGGTTCTGACCTATCTGGTCTTGCATTTTTTAATGCTTCAGCATCTGCCCTGTGTGTGGATGGATTATCTTCTTGTGGATGTTCTGGTTCAAATTCAGATTTATGTACAAACACACCATCATGTTCTTCTATCATTTCACTATATGGAAATGCAAATCCACTACGATCTGAAATTGCTTTTGAGTATTTTCCTCTAGCCGTTGCCATTACATAATCCCTACATCTGGAACAATTTTAATACTTGCTCTTGTGCTATCTTCAGACGATGCTCTTTGCCACTCATCTTCATAAACTTGTTTTAATAATTGTATTCTATCAGGTGCTTTTTTCATAGCTATGTAATAAGAAAGTCCAGATACTAAACAAGGAAAAAATCTAAAAGGAACCTGTGGATTTTTTGTGTAATCACCAGCATCATCAATTCTAGTCATTGCATAATATTTAAAAGTATCAGCCGCATCAGGAGTTGGATACACGTACAACTTAGGTGTTATAGTTCTTTCAATATAAAATTGAGTAGGAGATGCTGAGGTAGATTTTTTAGATATGTTTAAATATTCTGCTCTACTAATTCTTTCTATCTGTCTATCAACAGTTGAATCACTAGCTTCTGTAATTACAGCAGATAATACATCTACTAAATCTGCATCTAAATCATATGATGAAGTGCCTGCAACTAAAGTTTTAGTTCTTTGTTCTATTGTCCAAAGATTTAAACCTCTGTTAGCCCACTCTGTAAATAAAAGATTAAGAGATCTTCTAGCAGTTTTAAGATCATATCCTGACCTTACATAAAGGCCACATCTTTCATATGACTCTGCTATAACCTCTTCAATTGTAAGAGTAAATGCGTTAGTACCTGAGTATGTCGGCATAATTTACTCCTAATATATCTTTTGAAACTCTGCTATAACTGTATACATGTTGCCTGAATCAGCAGTGCCTGGTACAACAAAGTTTACATCGCTTTCATTACTATTGCTAGATTTGTCTGCTGGTATACCACCAAACTCTCTAAAATCCCAATAGCCTGCACCTGTTAATCCAATTATAGGAATATCACCATCTGAATCTTCTTCATCAAGACGAGCAAAAGAATTACCTCCATCTCCACCTTGACAAGAATACCAAACTCTAAGTAAACCTAGATGCGCTACAGCAGTTCCGTCTCCACGTGCAGCTAGTGCTGACACATCTCCCATAACTGTTGTGCTACCTGTTCCATCTGATTGTACAACCATTTTAATAACGACACGATTATCGTTTTGTTGTAGTATTGTTGGTCCTGTTACTGTATCTGCCATTGTTTCCCTCCTTAATTAAGAAACTGTGGGGGATAAACCCCCACTAATTATTAAAATACTGAGTATTCTAACTCCACTGTAAATCTTCCAGCAGTTATATCAGCATTTACTGTTGTAGTAGCAAAAGCATATAAGTTTTTGCTAGCAATCGCAGCTGTGATATTTGGAACGAATATGTGATAGTTACCAGCAGTATTGTTAAAGTTTACATCAACTTCTGTAATTGATTGTGTAGCACTTAACTGTTCGTTAAAAGATGTTACACCAGCACCAACGATTTCAGTTCCAGAGGAAACTGCAGCATTAGTTGCTGTACCAGAAGTTGCACTTAATGATAAACCACCAACAAGAGTTTCTCCTGCAGCAGTTGTAATACCAATCAATGCTCTGTGAATAAAAAATTTGCTAGGTGTTACTAGACCATCTGGTGCGTCTGTATTTAATGCACCAAGTTCTACAAGAACATCACCATCTGCATAAGCAGTTGCTGCTGCATTTGTATCCGCTAATGAACCTACAAATGATTGTATTTTTCTAGTTCCCATAGAAACTAGTTGACCAGTAGAATTTACAGAAAATCCTGTTTCTGTTACGGCACCAGTACCAGCAGCTTTGTTGATTACGTTAAAACCACCCTCTGATCTTACTGGACCGCTAAATGTTGAGTTAGCCATTTTTAAACCTCCTTGGTTATATAGACCTTATCACATAGTCTCTATACCGTCTGCATTGCAGTCTATGTGACTTTATTAACTTATACTATTTTAAAGAAATTTTGCAACAAGAAGAATGGGCGATATACGCCCATTCTAAGTTTTTATTGATTATGCGCCTGGTGAACCAAAGATACCTCTAGGATCAGAGAATCCAAATGAATATCTCTCTCTAGCTTTGTATCTTACGTTACCTGTATCAAAATCGCCTTCCATAGAAGTTTTGATTGGAGCTCTGCTAAAGTGCTTCAAACCATTTGGAGCATCAGTTTTGATAAAGAATGCATCTGTATCTGTTAGATAATGGTTGATAACGTATCCGCCAGGGATCATGCCCATGTTACCGATAGCGTTAATGTCATTATCTGAAGTTGCAGTTCTTAACTGACTCTTCATTAATCTTTCAGCTACGAACTGAAGATTAACTGGAATGATCATTTTAGTTGCTTTTACAGCGATTTTTAGACCACGATTGTCAATGAAACCAGCAATGTCAATTAATGATTGCTCTAAAGAAGTTTCATTAAGGTCAGCAGATGTTGATAGTTCGTTAGCATAGTTGCCACCTGACACTGTTAAGTGTGCAGTTGAACATAATTCAACACCGTCACCGCCTGTGAAAGAAGAGTTAAATGCTCTGTTAAGAACATTTGCACCCTTGATTTCTTTAGCGTTAGCCATTGAACGTGCTAAAGCTTTTGTGTATCTAGAACTTAGGCTGTCGTAAAGGTTGTCCTCTACTGCTTCCTCAGTAATAGCAAATGCTAAAGCAATTGTTTCGTGTGTGTAACGACTAGTAAACGCTTCTGTAGCATCGTCAAATTGTACGCTTGCTCCTTCAGCTTTTACCGGTGCACTACCGAAGCCAGAAAGTTCTACTTCTTCCTCAAACGCTCTGTCTGAGTTTTCAGTGTCAAAAATTTCTGACCATTCCTGCTCGTATCTTGCATATTCAAGACCAAATAATGCATTAAGACCAGGTTCTAACTCTTTTACGAGTTGACTTCTTGATATAGCCATTTTTTAGTCCTTCCTATTAAATACCAGCAGTATTAGCGTAGTGAAGACCTTCGTTAATTCTAACGAGATAGTTCCCGTTAGCGCTAGAAGTTTCGCTGTTGTATTCATCAGAAACAACATCCACTATTCTAAATTGTGCTGTCGCAGCAGTAATAGAGCTAGAATCTAGTTCCATACCAGATCTTCCAGTCTTTGTACTACCTGCGTGGGTTGATACTAGGTCAGCGTTTGATCCTCTATTATCAGGCCATGAAGCTCCGATATTAGTGCTGTCCTCTTGTGCCTCAAATACTACATTTGGATCATCAATCACAAACGCTACTGCATCACTTGCAACAGTGCTTGCAGGCCAGTATTTTGAGTATGTCGGTTTACCTGTTGAGTCAGTGTAAAAACATCCATTGAACACGCCAATTAAATTAGTTGCTCCTGCAGCTCCGACAGTAATTGTTCCGTCTGTGTGCAGTTCAACA